ACCACGCACTCGCCTTCAGACCAATGTCGCTCTCAATGGACAAATTGAAGTTGCTTATTACGGCTATGGCGCAATCGCGACAAAGGCTGCTAAGGGCGCTTACAAGTGGATGGTTGCGTAGTAAATCCCAATAGTCTGAGCCAGTCCGCTCCCGAGCTGGCTTAGACCTCTTAGAACGAAAGGAAGGCGAGATGCCAACAATAGTCACGGCCACAGAGCTTAGAACCATTCTTGGCGTCTCGTCATCCCTCTATAACGACGCTTATCTCAATGACATTATCGACACTTCGGAGAACTTGATTCTCCCAATGCTTGTCACTTTTCAAAGCAAAATCAACAAAGTCAAATTAGAAAATAACGTTGCTTATTTTGAAACCGCAAATATTCACGAATTTACCGAAGGCCAATCCGTCATTATTACTGGATGCGGTTCGCCATTCAACGGAACTCACACAGTAACCGATTACGAAATTACCGAATATGTATTTACCGCCACAATCACAAATGCTGACGTACTGGAAAAGAACATTATCCCAGCAGGAAACGCTGCTCTCTCTGGCCTCACAACCTACGTCGGAAACCCTAACGTCGAGTCTGCGGTATTGGCTATCTCTGTCGAAATCTTTCAAGCTCGCACAGCCTCCGGGGGATCAATCGAAGGAATCGACTTCGCAGTAACACCTTATCGCCTATCTAAGAATCTTCTCGCAAAAGTAACTGGTCTTCTTGGCCCATACCTTGACGTTGAAGCGATGGTTGGCTAATGCCCAGCACTATTCTTTCTTCTATCCGGACACCGCTGGCCACCGCACTCGGGTCGGTATCTGCGAACGTTTATTCATACGTTCCAGAAGCGGTTCAAGTGCCAGCGGTTATTCTTGTACCAGATTCGCCTTACCTAGAACTCAACACAATCAACGACTCAACAATTCACGCAAAGATCAATATGACAGTCACTTGCGGAGTCGCTTATCTTTCCAACCCAGCTTCGCTCGATAATCTCGAGCAACTGGTTCTTTCAGTTTTGGCAGTTATACCGGACGGCTACACAGTCGGCCCAGTAGAACGGCCTTCGGTTACGCAAGTGGGCGCGGTCAATTTATTGGTCGCGGATATTCGCGTTTCCACCTATTACACACAGACTAACTAAGGAGAAAAAGTGGCAACAGTAGTAATTACTGGTCGCGACGTTTCGCTATCTTTCACAGGTGGAACAGATATTGAAGCCCAAGCGACTAACGCAGTCTTGACAAAGACCAACGTCCGCGAGACTTATCAGACACTCGACGGCGAGGCATACAAGACAGTCAATATCGAAGGAACCTTCCAGCTCGATATGCTCGCCGACTGGGGTAAGGCTAACTCAGTATGTGAAGCTCTTTGGGCCGCCGCAGAGTCCGCACCGGACACAACCATTACAGTCAGCTTGACTGCCGCCACAGGCGCAGTCTTCTCATTCCCAATCCTTCCAGAGTTCCCAACCGCTGGCGGATCAGCAATCGACGCACAGACAGTTTCTTTCACCTTCAAAGTCGCAAAGGGTGAAGTTACAGAGACATTCAGCTAAGAATAGGAATCGGGAGCTATGAAACTAAACATCAAAATTACATATACGAACGGCGAGGAAGTCACTTACGTTGCTGGCTTACCCGAATGGGCTAAGTGGGAGCGTAAGACTGGTAAGTCGATTTATTCGATGAAGGATATTTCGGCATATCAACAAGCGGACTTCCTCGATCTGGCTTACTTCGCTTATAAGCGCGAAGCGGCTGGAAAGCCAACTAAGTCCCAAGAAATTTGGGAGTTATCAATCGATGAAATGACGATTGGAGATGAAAGCCCAAAAGTTACGAATCCGGAAGCGTAAATCGCCTTATCGTCGAAGTGGCGATAGCAACCGGAATTCCGATGAGCGAATGGACTAACATCGACCAAGTATTGACCGCAATAGAGATATTGAAGGAGCGCAAAGGTGGCAAATGAGCCAATCGGTTATGACAAGCGCGAACTTAGGTCAATCATTACCGCTTTCAAAGCGATGGACGCTGAAGCTGTTGATGCGGCTAAACGCGAGAGCTACGCGCTGGCTCAGTTCGCAGCCAACGAAGTCAAAGCCTACGGAATCAGCCGAACATTCGGACAAGCCGTTGTCGATCGCATTACAAGTGGCGTTAGGGTTTCCAAGTCCTCGAAGGTTGGCGAGTTCTCTTATGGATTCGCGTCTCAACGTTTCTCTGGTGGAGGAACGACTAAAGACCTCTGGGCTGGTTACGAGTTCGGATCTAATCGTTATGCTCAGTTCCCAAGACGAACCCCTCGCAAAGGTCGAGGAAATTCTGGCTATTTCATCTATCCAGCACTTCGCAAAATTCAGCCTGAATTAGTCAAAAAATGGGAAGAAGCTTTTTCAAAGATTTTGAAGGAATGGGATAAATAATGGCAGGTAGTAGAACACTCAAATTATCCATCCTTGCCGACGTCGATGATCTAAAAAAGGAACTGGGTAAGGGCTCCAAAGAAGTCGAAGGCTTTGGAGGAAAACTTGATAAATTTAGCACCGCTGCTAAAGCGGCATTTGCGGCCGCTGCGGCTGCTGCGGCCGCTTACGCTGTAAAGTTAGCGGTCGATGGTGTTCAGGCAGCAATCAAAGATGAGGCCGCTCAGAAACGTTTAGAAGTTGCTCTCAAAAACGTTACGGATGCCACAGATGCTCAAGTTGCGGCAGTAGAAAAGCAAATCCTGAAAACCTCTTTAGCGACCGGCGTAGCCGACGATTCACTTCGGCCAGCCTTCCAGCGTTTAGCTGTGGCAACTGGTGATCTTGAGAAATCACAAAATCTTTTGACTCTAGCGCTTGATGTATCAGCCGCGACTGGTAAAGATGTCGAAACTGTTTCAAATGCTTTGGGTAAAGCGTATGAAGGTAATACGGGCGCACTTACTCGTCTAGGTGTCGGTTTATCTGCCACCGAAATCAAGACGCTTGGACTTGAAGGAGCCATTACAACTCTGAGTAATACATTTGGAGGCGCAGCAGCAACTCAAGCTGAAACCTTTGAAGGTAAAATGGCGAGAGTTCAAGTTGCTTTCGATGAAGCCAAAGAAACTCTAGGAGCGGCTCTATTGCCAATTATTGAAAAGTTTTTTCAATTTATAGTAGAAACAGGAATCCCAAAACTTCAAGAATTCAAAAAAATTGCTATTGATCCAGTCATCAAAGCTTTCAAGGATAATGAAGACGCGTTGAAGTCAATATATGAATTTGGCAAAGATACTCTTGTTCCATTTATAACCTTCACTCTTGGTAACGCAATCAAAGGTCTTTCTACTGTTGCTGGTGGAATTGTCAAAGCTGTTTCGATTGCTCTCAAAGCACTTGAGCCAATAATCAATGCTGCTATCAAAGGAATCAATGGAGTTATTCGGGCGAAAAATTTATTGACTCCCGGCCCAAATACTCCGACAATCAGTCCGATAAATTTCAATTCAGGCGGAGGCTTGCCGGGTTCAAATACAGTTGCTCCGGGCGGATTGCCTTTTGGTGGAAGTGTTCCGGGTAAGCCAGAAGCCGGAGGCGGTGGAAACTTGATTGCTGGCGGCGTTACGGGTGGCGGCATTTCTACCATTCCTGATGTAGGAGCTGGGACGATAGTTTTTCCGACTGGATCATCTACTACGCCCTTTAGTTCAATCGCTGGCTCAACCTTCAACCCTGCGGCAGCTCGGCTTGGTGAAGAACGAGATAACGTTGTCATCAATGTCAATGCGCCAAGCGTCATCGATGAGGAAGGATTTACCCGAGCGGTTGTCCTAGCACTCAATAATTCAACTAATCGAGGAACAACCGGAGCCGGTGGCTTGAGAACTCAAGCTCAAATTCTATGACATTTTGGACTCCTACTTGGCGCGTCAAAGCAAATGGCACAGACGTCACCGATATAGCCCTGACTAATCTCTCGATTACTTGCGGGCGAGACGATTTCAATTCCGATACGTTGCCGAGTTATTGCTCGCTAACTCTTATCAATACAACGAACGCGGTATATAACTGGTCAATCAATACCGCCATCACAATCGAAGTTCAAGACTCAACGGCTACTTATGTCCCAATCTTCGGCGGTCGAATTTCCGACTTAGCGATTGAAGTCAATTCCTCGGGCAACACAGGCACAGTCACCCGAGTCAGTATTACCGCCCTCGGATCCTTGAGTAAGCTCCAGAGAGCTTTATTCGATGGCAACCTAGCCGAAGGGTTAGACGGCGCACAAATAACTGAACTTCTTGCCAATCTTTTGCTTGAGTCTTGGAATGAAGTCCCACCTTCAGAGACTTGGGCCGATTATGACCCTAGTATTACTTGGGCCAATGCTGGCAACGTTGGACTCGGAACGATTGATGCTGGCGAATACACATTAGTTAGCCGACAGATTACGGATCAATATCTTGCGCCTATTGCTTCCAGTATTGCCAAGAGCGCACTTGGCTACCTATACGAAGACCCTCAAGGCCGCATTTCCTACGCTGACGCTAGCCACCGACAGGATTACCTCGAGGCCAATGGTTACACCGAACTGGACGGCTTCCACGCCCTCGGCTCGGGCATCTCAGCAGTTACTCGCCAAGGTAATCTCCTGAATAGCCTGACAGTAAATTACGGCAATAATTTCAATAATTCCTACACTTCCGAAAATCTAACGAGCCAAGCTAACTATGGACTCTACGCAGAAGAATTTCAGTCTTACCTAAAAAACGCGTCTGATGTAGAAGACTTTGCTGATAAAATTGTTGCCTTGCGAGCCATTCCTTACGCCGAATTCAAATCCATTACTTTTCCAATTCAAAATCCCGAAATTGACGACACTGACCGCGATGCCTTGCTTGGCGTATTTATGGGCCTGCCAGTCGCCATTAGTAACCTTCCGGCCAATATTTCGGGAGGTTCGTTTCTTGGTTTTGTCGAGGGATGGTCGTTCAGGGCCTCGGTCGGAGGTCTCTATATCACTCTCAATTTGAGCCCAACAGAGTTCAACACACTAACCGAGTCTTGGGAGGACGTATCACCGACCCTGACTTGGCAAAACACATCCGCTACACTTACTTGGCAGAACGCGACAGGAGTAATCAGCTAATGGCAACAACTACAACTTTTGGATGGACGACACCGGACGACACGGCTTTGGTCAAAGATGGCGCATCGGCCATCAGATCATTGGGTTCATCGGTCGATTCAGCGTTGGGCCAGCTAACCCTAAACGCGCAAACCGGAACGACTTACACTTTTGTTTTGACCGATAATCGAAATAAATTAGTTACTGCGTCCAACGCATCAGGTCAAACTTACACAATTCCATTGAACTCATCCGTCGCTTTTCCGACTGGATCGGCAATAAACATTATCGCTATTGGAGCTGGACAAGTAACAATTCAAGGTGCGAGCGGAGTAACTGTCGCATCCACTGGAGCAACATCTACCGCTCCTAAACTTCGCACACAATATTCAGCAGCGACACTTATAAAAGTGGGAACAGATTCTTGGTACGTCGTAGGAGACATCGTCTAAATGCCAGTGTTACTTGGAGTTTTAGCAAGCGCACCTAAAGGAATGGGTGTTGATTATTTGGTTTTGGCCGGCGGCGGCGGTGGCGGTTCTTGGGTCGGCGGTGGCGGTGGTGCTGGCGGATTACGTTGTACGATTGACGCTACCGGTGGTGGTGGTTCATTACCTGCCAAAGCACAGATTTTCAAAGGTCTAAATTACACTGTCACTGTTGGCGGTGGAGGCGCAGGCGGCGCAGGCAATAATACAAGCTCGGGCGGAGCCAAGGGAACACAAGGAACAGGATCAGTCTTCGGAGTCATTACCACTACTGGCGGCGGATTCGGTGGAACTTACGATAATGATGGAAATAACTCCAATGGCGGCAACGGTGGAAGCGGTGGCGGCGGAGCTTACAGAAATACTGGAACTGCCATCAAAGGAAATGGAACAAGCGGTGAAGGTTTTGATGGCAGAGATGGAATTGTAAGTGATGGCGGCGGTGGCGGCGGTGCTGGCGAAGCTGGTGGAACTGATGCTCAACGCGAAGGTGGAGATGGAATTACAACTACAATTTCAGGAAGTTCTACGACTTACGCGGGCGGTGGCGGCGGTGGCGACACTGCCGGTGGCAATGCCAGCGGTGGAACTGGCGGAGGCGGTTTTGGATCGGCAACAAATAACACCGCAGGTGGAGATGGAACAGTAAATCGCGGAGCAGGTGGAGGCGGTTCAGGAGGTGCTTCTGGAACCGACACAAATGCTCGCGGTGGGAACGGCAGCTCTGGAATTGTTATTTTGAGATTTTTAGCAACTGACGGAACAATTACGATCGGTGCTGGATTGACCGGAACGACAGTCAATGACGGATTATATAAAGTGACGACAATAACTGCCGGCACTGGAACAGTGAGCTGGGCATAATGGCGCATTACGCTTTTCTCGATGAAAATAACATAGTGATTGAAGTTATTGCTGGCGTTGATGAAACAGAACTAATTGAGGGATTGGATACCGAAACTTGGTACGGAAATTTCAGAGGAAAACTTTGTAAAAGAACTTCGTACAATGGCAAGATTCGTAAGCAATATGCCGGTCTTGGATTTTACTACGATTCGCTCAACGACGTTTTTATTTCGCCGCAGCCCTTTCCTTCTTGGCTGTTAGACGAAAATTTTGATTGGCAGCCTCCAATCCCGATGCCCGAAGGCCAAATGGGTCAATGGTCTTGGGACGAAATGACGTTTTCTTGGGTTGAAGTGAATGGCTAAACTCTGTAAGGCTGGAATTCAATTACGCGAGCAGATTGATGACGATTATCCTGATCGCGACCGCCGCTCTGATGGCTGGATTGCTGACGCTCGCCATTTGGCGAAAGGTAATTCAGACCATATACCGGTCGATGGAATAGTTCGCGCATTAGATATTGACGCCGACCTTTCAGCCCATAAAGAGGAGGCTTACGCCTTAGTTGAGAAAATTCGTAAATGCGCCAAGCGAGGCGATAAGCGAATCAAATACATTATTTTCGATGGCAAGATTATGAGTTCGACTTTGAATTGGAAGCGCAGAAAATACAGAGGCCCGAACCCTCACAAATCGCATTTCCATATCAGCTTTACAACTCTGGGAGACAATGACGGAAAATGGTTCGACCTAGAAGGAGACAGAAATGAAAGAACTCAAATTGATGGCAGGAAGCTGGGCGAAGACATTCGTAGCGGCGGCCCTAGCGACCTATCTAGCAGTCGGCCTCGATGTCAATGCGATTGCCAATGCCGCTCTGGCATCAGTCTTGCCTAGCATCATAAACTGGCTGAATCCTTCCTACGAGCGTTACGGCAAAGTTCGGTAATGGCTCCGTCTGATATTGCGGCGTTTATTGCCTCAGTTCTCGGATCTATCGGCTTACTAATTGCCGGTCTGAGATACATAATCAAACTTGAAAATTTGCCCATTGTGTCGCGCCTCGACAAGATGGAGAGTCAGCTAGAATTAGCCCTTTCGACGAAAGTGAGCAGAAGTGGCACAGGCAAAAAGAGGGGCTAAGAAGCCAGTCAAGAAGGTGGCGAAGCGTCGCAAAACGACGAAAGACGTCCCACTTACTCGCCTCGACTTTTGGGCTATCGCGGCCAATGAGGTCTATATGGCTTGCCGCCGCGCTGGAATGGATGAGGGTACTGCCCTCGCCTTTGCTATGGATCGTAGCTCGTATCCGGAATGGATAGTGGATAACGGCAACCCAATGTTCAAGCCTTGGGACGAAGACGAGGACGACGACTAATTTACCTTCGCGAGGTCGAACTATTCGAGGCACTCAAGGCCATCTACCCGGACTTGACGCCACTTTCGGCGACCGACCGAGCAGACGGCATTACTAGCGATTCCTATATTGAAATGAAGTGCCGACGCACCCATTACGACACTCTAATAATCGAGAAGAAGAAGTGGGATTACTTGGCCGATATAAGGGCGAGAACAGGGGCTAGGACGCTTTATATCAACGCGACGCCTAAAGGTGTCTATCAGTTCGACTTAGGGGCTCTAGAGGCTCCTGAATGGCATTGGAAGGCACTTCCAGATAAGACCGACTTCGCCAACGCTGGGAAGGTTCATAAGCTCTGCGCCTTCCTGCCAATCCGACTCGCCGAGCTCCTACTTGTCTAAATCCATTTAGGAAATTACATTTATCCCACTAAATCCATTTACGAGGGTTTAGAAGGGAGAGTAAGTGATAAATAATCCGAAAGTAATTCGATTTGATTCTACTTCGGGGGCTTGGTCAGATGGTAAGAATTACGTCAAAGGCCAGATTATCCGCAGATACGCAATCGAATCGCTAGGTCGCCAATCAACAAGAGGGCGGCTAAGTAGAGAAGAAATCTCGGCCTATTGGTTACACCGATTTGGGGTGAGCGCGGATGTCGAATGACTTCACACCCGAGCAAATCGTCACAATCCTCATTTCACTATTTATTGGATTCTGGGTCGTCTATGCGGCTTTCGAATCTGCTAAAGCCAAAGCCTTCAATGAAGGATACAAGCGCGGAAGGGCCTCGAATCAATATGTCAGAGAGATCGCTAAGTGACTGGCTCTCGGACGCTGGTAACACCCTCGAAGACCGAGGGATGGAATATGGCGACCCGAGGCACAATCTATTACGCATTTACAAAATCGCGAGAATCCTCGGTGTTCAGCTCAGAGACCCATCTGAGTTGGCGACTATCT